GCTATACCTCACAATTCTACCTGTGACTTTCTGCCAGTACCCGTCCCAATAATCTCTAGACGACAGCCTGCCTTGCAGTTGATGCAGCATCTTGCCCTCTCCGATATAGACAGCAACGTGATTTAGGCCGCGACAACCATCGAGTCGCATAAACAGTAGATCCCCTTTTTCTGGCTCCCTAGAGCTTGTTTCTACAAAACCCGTCTCAGCAAAACAGTTTTCAAACATCGGAGACTGGCGAAACAGCTCGGAGCTGGCGGGTCGCTGCCAGTCACGCAACTTGATTCCAAGTGTCTGCTTGTACCAGTCGCGCACAAGCGTCCAGCAATCGGACACGCCCCACACCCACTCACGGCCAACTAACGGAGCTTCGTAGCCAGACGGACTAATACGGCACCAACGCTCGTCAAGCAAACTGACAATATGCCAAGGCAGGCCAAACTGTTCGCACGCCATCTTGTCCGCTTCACTAGCAACCGCAGGTGTCTGCGGATGGCTGTGAACTATGGCAAGAATCGTTCCAGCATCCTCAGCCGCTGCATAGTCAAACGGGTTGAGGATAAAAAAGTCATCCTCTGTTGAAACGTTTTTGCAAGGCCAGTACCGCTGGCGACCTTTAACGACCACCAGCAGGCCGCAAGCCTCACGCGGTGCATCCTCTTTTGCGTGCTGGAGCGCAGCCTGTTGCCAATCTTGGATCAAGTGTTTCCACCAACGCTAGGGAACGATCCAAACGGCAACGCACCAGAGCCGAATCGCAGCTTGCAGTCATCAAGCGTTTTGCCGCATTGACCTGACACTTCAGGCGGCACCTGCTGACCTGGGATTGTCGTTGTCGTGACCTGCGGCTCGGTGGTTATAGATGCATTGGGAGACATCCAAATAACGCCAGATCCGTCCGAATTCTCAATAACAAGTCGCCCGTCATCCTTAAGACGCAGCTGCTTCGTGCTGGCAGGTACGTTGACCACATAAACCGGACCAACCTGTTTTCCTTCTAATGCTCCATCAGGATTGCTTGCAGCGCCAAAGGGGTTGTTGCCCGCTCCAACAATTTCACCAACAGTGATTGGCGGAATCGTGTGCTCGCCATTACGCCAAGTTCCAGTTGTAGAGTCTACCGAAACACTTTGAATAAAGTTAAACCCTCTTGTTAGACCCGTGAAGTGCCCAGAGCTAAAGTTGATAGCTTTAAATGTAAACGTTAGCGTCATCGAACGCGCTCCTAGTTCCGGGTCAATGCCGGAAAATGTGCGCGTTGCCGTTACTGTGGCGCTTGAATCTGCTTCTGATTGCGTGGGTATTCTGCCGACAAGCTCGTAAGAATACGCACCAGAGCGTCCGTTTTGGTTGTCCGGTGGATACCAAACAGCGCTCGTCCCGTCGTTGTATCTAGTCAATGTAGAGGGGTCGCCGTATCCACTGGTGCCTGAAGACCACAAAACAGCCTCAAGACCGCGAGGCAACTCTCTGTCAAAAAGAGCAAGGTTGCCGTCAGTTTGCATCTCTAGATAATACTTTCCAATCTTGTTAACCGATGTCGTTACAAAGTCGTTGTAGTAGTCAAAAGTTGGCTCAGGTTTTGTGTATAAAACAAATTCACCGTTGTTTTGCATAACAGCAGTAAACCAGCCGTTTGACGATATAAGTGACTCACCATCAAGTAGCGTGGCTCCGGCAGCAAGCACATCTCTACCGCTGCTGTAGGCGTAACTTGTTGCAGCAGTTTTGACGATCTGTGTGCCAACAGGCGTGTAGTCAGCGTCTCCTGTGTAACCGCATTCTTTGCCTTTGTATTTCCACTGACACAGGTTTTGCATGACAAGACGGCGCGGTGCTCTTGCGTTTGCAAGATCCAGCGACGACACCATCTCAAACTCAACAAAGTCGCGGTTTTCAGCGACCTTACGGTCAATGTAATAAACCTCTTTTGGCATCTGCGCCGAATCGTTGTAGACAGGCGTTCCATAAGGATTGATGCCGTTTTCCCAGTTGCTTGCGTCTAAGAATCGGCTCAGAGTTCTAACGCGAGTAACCTGCGCCCCGTTTAAGTCGTTGCCAGGCGTGATTAGGTTTACGCTTAACAGCACCTGACTAATGTTGCTGTTGAGGTTGGCGATCCTGATAGTGGGACGAGGCAAGCCGCCATCACCTTTGAACTCAAACCCAGATGCCTCTATGGGCAGTGGAACGTAAACCTGCCCTCCGTACTTAATTGAAAAAGCAGTGCGAAGATCGTCGCTGCTCGTCGGCTCTGTTGTTTTGCGGTTTCGTCCAGCATGAAAATAATACTCTTCATCCACACCGTGCGTTGACTTAAAAAGTCGCAGCTCAAATAGCTCAATGACCGCAAATGGACCAGAGTTGAGCAGCTCTTCGTAAATATGGTCCTGACTCATGGCTCAATAACTTCTTGGAACGTCGCTGTGATCGTTGCCCTGTTCAGGTACGGTATGGACTTCGACCAGTCTTGGCAAATCCACTTGTAGGTCTCCGAATCATCCGGTGGCGACCAGTCAAAGTGTTCCGCTCCACCGCGAGCTTCAAGGAAGGTTTCGATGGTGTCTGCATCAGTCTCTGACACCTCAAACTTCAGGCTCCATACCTTAAGGTCGGTGTTCAATCCGTACCGCAGGCGTTGGCTGTAGCCGTCCCCGAACTGAACGTTCCGCACAGTCGGTTGGCTGCGCTTGCTTGCCCCGTAGGTCGGGTTGATCGAAGGGAAAGTAGCCATTAGCGAGTCAGAAGTCCTCCAGGCCGCTTCTGTTTAATCAATTCTGCCTGTACTGCTTGCCCAATCAAGCGGCCAAGCTGATCGGCATTGCCTTGGTTGCCCTGCACTTCCGTTCCAGACGCATCAACGTTGACGACGACGCTGGTGCTGCCCATGGCGTTGTTTGGAACGATGTTGCCCTGCGCTCCAGGGACGAACAATTCAGGGCCGCGCTCGCCAACCATGTAGGGGCGGCCTGCACCAACCGCTCCGCCAAGTGCTTTGCCTGGTAAAGGCGGCAAAGGGGGAATTGGCAGATTGTCGTGCGTTGGGTGCCCTGGGAAGGGGTTTGCACTTCCTGAAGAAGGAATCCCTGTGCTGGGGAAGAAGCTCATGAACAGTTTCACCGCCTGCATCTTGAGCTGAGCTGCAATCATCTGTGCAGCCATATCAAGGAAGTGATCTGCTGTGCGCTGGAACAGATTGGCCAAAGCTTCCTGAGCACTCATGCTGCCCGTCACAATGCCCTTAAATGACTCAGTAAATGCTCCGCCAAGCGTGTTAGCTAAGTCGATTAATTGGTTAGCCGGGTTCATCAAGTTATTCAGCTGTTCTTGCAGTTTTTCCAGATAGCCTTTTAAAACTTCACGATCGCTCTTAGGGGCTAGCGCTTCGTTAATCGCACCTTCAGCGCCGCTTTTCTTATCTTCCAGCTCACCCCTTTGCTTCTCAAGCTCTTCTAACGCTCTTAGTTGATCCTGATATTCAGTAGTAACTCCTTCTTGCGCTTTTAAATCCGCAAGTGAAGCTTTTGCTTTAAGAATTTGAGCATCTACGACTTCTAAAAGCTTGTCGTAACCACGGTTCAACTCAAGCAGCTGTTTCTTGAGTTCGACGGCTTGCTTAGCTGCAGCAGGCGTGCTGCCCTGCTCAATCAAGCGAGAATACTCCTGCTCAAAAGCTACCTTGTCTTTGTGCTTGTTAGTAATGGCATCTAGCTGACTGCTTGCTCTATCAAAGAGTTTGTCGGTGCGCTCCAGTTCTCTTTCGACAGCTTCAACTCTGCGGTCAATAGCTCTTTGTTGTTTCTTAGCCAGCCGATCCGCCGCATCGCTCTGACGTTTTGATGCTCTTTCGGCTTTATCGTTTGCAGACTCTATTTGAGCATTTCTTCTATTGGTCAACTCTAGAAGCTGCCCGTCTCTTTCAAGCTCAATCAGTTTTACATCAGCGCCCTCTTGCATCAGCTTCTTCCGAGCTTCTTGGAAGATGTTTGCTTTTTCTAAATTAAATACTCGCTGGTTCGTTAGATCGCCGTCTAGTTGAGCAATAGCTAGGTTGTTTTTAGCAATAGTGTGCTCAACAGAACCTGCTCGTGCTCGTTCCACAGCTGCTTGCAGTCTGCCCTCTTCTTCCGCACGAATCTTCCGCTGCAATTCCACCATTTCAGCTTCTATCTGTGCGCGTTCCAGGCTTACACCTCGCTCCCCTGGCTTAATTCGAACACCTGCTAGTTTTTCTTGGAGTTCTTTTTGGCGCGGGTCATCAGACGCTTTTGCAGCGGTCAGTAAAGCGCCGACTTCTACGGTATTTGCTATTTCTTTTACAATTCCGCCTGTCAATTTGGCAATCTGCGCCAATACTTGTGTGGTTACTTGCGTAAGAGCGTTCCCAAACTGAGTAGAAGCTTCTCCGAGATCTGCAAGAGCTTGAACGCCCTCGTCACCGACAACCATAGAAAGCTGACGTGTTGCAGCTTCAAGAGCCACTTGCTGACCGGCCAGCTCTTCCAAGCTGCTGATGGAGTCCTGGATAGGAGAACCCACCAGGCCCAGAGCTTCGACAAGTGCGTCTACATCTGCTGTGGCAGGATTTAGTGCCGCGCCTAAAGAAGCAGCTTGAGCAGCGAGCTGGTCAAACGCGCCACCAAGGACTTGCAGTGCGATGGCTGCTGGCCCGAATGTTGATCCCGATATTGCGCCGCCCAAAGCACCGCCAAGCGCCATGCCTGGGCCACCACCAAACAGCAAGGGGAAGGCACCTGCGCTAACCGCAGATCCAAATCTCGCTTGACTTTTTGCTTGTCTTGCTTTGGGAGAACCAGGGATGTTGGTGCTTCCTCCAATCGGCATGAAATCAATGCCGGAAACTCCAAATGATTGAAAACCTGGTTTAGGTGGCTTATCTGCACCTCCTTTTTTACTTTTTTTCGAAGAACCTTTTTTACCCGGATGCTCTATACCCTGCAGCCTTTCTTCTTCTCTCAGCAGTTTGTTCTGACGATCCAGCTGCTCGTTGAATTCTTTTTGAGCGGTGACGAGCGCTTTTACAGCTTTTTTCTCGGCTTCTGTTCCGAAAGCGGCGTTACGAAGAGCCCGCTCAGCTTTTGCTACGGCCTTGGAGTAGTTATTGACGTTACCAATGTCTTTGGCAGAAAAAGTTCCCTTTAGTGCTTTTCCTGCTTTTATTGTTGCGGCGTTAAGTCTACCTACTTCTTTGTTTACGCCTTTTAAGCTGTCTTTTAGTAC